GAACGCAAGATTGTTGTATACAAATAAAGCATTGAGTAGTTCCTCCCTGAATGAGCGACAAAAGAATCAAATTGTCGAATCTATTTCTAATGCTTCAACGGTTGAAGAGGCAAAAGTAATTTACGAAACCCTTCAAAGCACAGTGGGCCAATCACGTCCTCGACGTGAGCGAAAGCCACAATCACTGAGCGAGGCGGTTAGTAGGCGGTCTTCAACACTTCTCTCCAATAATAGGGAAGAAAAACAAAAGTCCAATCCGGTTTCGGATAGGATGAAAAAATTAGCAGGTATTAATTAAATATTTTAAAAGGAGGACTATAAAATGTCTGTTTTAGATAAACTTACTGAAGGGATCGTTAACCGAGATCTTCAGAAGGAAGGTGCTGCTCTCCTTAATAAGTGGGAGCAAACTGGACTTTTGGAAGGTTTGAATAACGAAAATACAAAATCTAGCATGGCTCGATTGCTTGAGAACCAAGCTAAAGAGCTTCTTCGTGAGGCATCCACGATGGCAGGTGGAGATGTGGAAGGTTTCGCTTCCGTTGCATTTCCCATCGTTCGTCGCGTGTTTGGCTCGCTGATCGCCAATGACTTGGTGTCCGTCCAGCCGATGAGCTTGCCTTCTGGCCTGATCTTCTTCTTGGACTTTACTGTTTCGGATGACATCGGTGGTAGCACAGGTGCTCTCCCGCGACTTGGTTATGGACACAGTGCAACTGACCGGGCTGGCACTACTGAAGAATCGCTTTATGGTGGTGGCCGTGTTGGCGCCGCGATTACCGGCGGTGTTGTTCTTACTGGTTCGCATGCTGACCGAGGTCCATATGGCCTTAACAGTGGCTACTCTTCGGCAACCGGTTCGACGGATATGACAATGGAGTTGTTCTGCGCTAGTACTTATATGGGTACCGGCTCTAACACGACCCCTGGAACAGTGGAGTTAGGTTCGCTTCGACAAGAGCAGTTCGACCGCATTCTTCTTCGCCACGACCCAGACTTCGTTTCTGGTTCTACCGTTGTCGCCATTCTGAAAGGTACCATTTCTGATCTGGATGGTGCAAACAACAATTCTAAGTTGGATAAAGACCGACTTCAGCAGATTTCGCTGAAAACTGCCGGTGGCGCCACAGCCCATAACGCGTTTGATGGTGATAGCGCACATGCTGACTTTGATGAAATTGTTCAGGTGCGTCGTTTGACGATGTTCTCTGGCTCTGACATCAATGACATTCCTAACCGCTCTAACACCGAGTTTTTGATGTTTGTTGCTGACTATGCTGGTACTCAGACTGTTGACGACGTTGTTAAAGCTGTTTGCGGTGCAACGGATTTTGGTTCTGACACTTACCGTATCGCGTTCCCGATTACTGATGCTATGTCTACAGGAAACGGAGATCCGGGTTCGGTTGTCGGTAGTACAGAATGGGCTCTTGAAAACACTAGCAGCATCCCCGAAATCGACATCAAGGTTGACTCGGTTGCTGTGACGGCGAACACCAAAAAGCTCAAAGCTAAGTGGACTCCGGAACTTGGTCAAGATCTTAACGCTTATCACAATCTTGACGCAGAAGTCGAGCTTACCTCGATTCTGTCTGAGCAGATTGCTCTTGAGATTGATCGTGAGATTCTTGGTGACCTTGTTAACGGCGCTACCGCAGATACGCTTTATTGGTCGCGACGACCGGGTAACTTCCTTGACCGACGTTCTGGATTGCCGGTTGGAGATGGCCTCGCTAATGAGAGTCTTCTCGGTGCTGACTTCACGGGTACCGTGTCTGAATGGTATGAGACACTTGTTGAGACGATCAATGACGTGTCGGCCCAGATCCACCGTAAGACGCTTCGAGGCGGAGCTAACTTTGTTGTTACTTCCCCTGAAGTTGCCAATATCCTTGAGTTCACGGCTGGCTTCCGAGCTAACGTGACGCATGATAGTGATAAAGGCACGATTGGTGCAGTTAATGTTGGTAGCCTGAGCAAGAAGTGGGATGTGTACGTTGATCCGTATTTCCTGCGTAATGTTGTTCTGGTTGGTCGTAAGGGCGGTAGCTTCCTTGAGAGTGGCTATGTGTATGCACCTTATGTTCCTCTCCAAGTCACGCCGACCATTTTCGGTGTCGAAGACTTCGTGCCGCGTAAGGGAGTTATGACCCGTTATGCCAAGAAGATGGTTCGACCCGATATGTACGGTCTCGTGGTCATCAATGAATTGAACGGATAATTTGATTAACCGTTTATAACATTAATTCAAGCCCCGCTATGGTTTTTTGCCGTAGCGGGGTTTTTTAGTTTAATGAATTACTAATTATACTTGAGGAGACTTAAACTAATGGCTGTACCAACTTTAACACCAGAGAGCACTACCAGTGCGATTGTTTTACCATCAACTGGAAGTGTCGATAATGTTAATTCATCTGACAATCCATTGCCTTTCGGCATATATACAGCCACAGATGTTGACTCTACCTCTATTACAAACTTTAAGCAAGGGGCTGCCGATCAGGTGGCTTATGTATATAAGAAATTAGGTGGTGATGTTCTCGATATCGAAATAACTCAATATCAAGTTTATTCTGCGTATGAAGAGGCGGTATTAGAATATTCTTACATCGTCAACTTACATCAAGCACAAAATGTCCTAAGCGATGTTCTTGGTGGCACTACCGGCTCCTTCGACATGGACGGTAAATTAATAACAGACGATGGAGATAACCTAACACGTGTTGCGCCTGGGACAAATGTTGAATTAAGATATCCAAAGATCAGATTTGACTTTGCACGTCGCTTTGCAGCAGGCGCAGCCTCCGCAGCAGGCTTCGGTGGCCACGAAACCATATATTCCGCCTCGATTGACGTAACAACAGATCAACAAGATTATGATTTACAGTCACTAATTTCTTCTTCAGCAGCCGACAATTCAAGCTTTCCATTTTCTAATGAGAATCTGGGCGCTAATGAAATTGGAAATAAGGCAATATTGGTTAGAAAGGTTTATTACAAAACGCCGCATGCAATGTGGAGATTTTTTGGTTATTATGGTGGTTTAAACACGGTTGGCAACTTGGCCAACTATGGGCAATATGCCGATGATACGACTTGGGAATTGATTCCAGCTTGGCAAAATAAATTGCAAGCTCAAGCCTTTGAAGATTCAATTTATACCAGAATGTCGCACTATTCATACGAGATTAAGAATAACAATCTTAGAGTTTTTCCAATACCCTCAACGGACAGAATTAAGAAATTTTGGATTGAGTTTACCGTACAATCTGATGCATGGAGCGACGAATCCGATAGACAAACCGGTACTCGTGGCATAAACAACATGAACACGTTACCATTTGAGAACATTCCATATGGCAGCATTAACTCAATGGGCAAACAGTGGATTCGTAGATTTTGCCTTTCCTTGTGTAAAGAGATGTTGGGGCAAGTTAGAAGCAAATTTAGCACAATTCCCATTCCTGGCGAATCTTTGCAAATGAATGGTTCCGATTTGTTAGCACAGGCAAAAGAAGAACAAGAAAAGTTGAGAGAAGAACTTAAAACAACCCTCTCAGAAATGACTTATTTAAAAATTGCAGAGGATGATGCTGCAACTGCAGATGCTACTGGAAAAATCATGCAAACTGTGCCAAATCCAATTTTCGTGGGGTAATAATGAATGTCAAACAAGTGGTCTAGACCGACAAATCCTCCTCCTCCGCTTTTTGTTGGAAAAAAAGAGAGGGACTTGATAAAGCAAGTCAATGATGAACTCGTGGAGAGAGTCATAGGGCAGCAGATTGTCTATTATCCCATAAGTTTAGAACATACAGACTTTCACTCTTTATACGGAGAGGCGATAGAAAAGACCTTCTTACCTCCAGTGCGAGTCTATGCCTTGGTTGAATGGGAAGGGCAAGAAACGACGAATACACATTTGGGGATTGACAGACGTTCCAACATTACAGTGCATTTTCACAAGCGTAGATTGACTGAAGATCAAGATCTTTTTGTTCGTGAGGGTGACTTTGTTTTATATGGCAGTTTTTATTATGAAATTGTAACTTTGGCAGAACCAAAGCAAATCTTTGGTCAGGTCGAACACAAAATGGAAATAACTGCTAAATGTATTAGAGCACGAGGGAGTCTTTTTAATGCCGAATAAAGATTACACAGAAGTGGATGAAAATTTAAAGCCTCGTTTAAGAGAAGTGCCATTTCAGCCGTCTACTTTAGAAACTGTTGATTTGGCAATTTATGATTATGTAAATGAATCATTAAATCTTCGATCCACCACAAATGAAGGCTGGAGAAAAGTTCCAATTATATGGGTTTCTACCGAAAGAGCCTATCAGATAAAGCATGACCAAAACCTGAGAGACAAGGAAGGTACACTTATATTGCCGGCAGTGACAATGCACAGAACTGCAGTCTCAAAAGACCCCGCAAAACGAGGTGGTCTACAGCCTCATTTGTTGCCAGAAGTTGACATAAAAGGCCAAACCTTTGAAATTGCAAGAAGAATTAACCAAGAAAAAACTGCTCAATTTGCGAATGCCGATAGTGAAAATAGAATGACCGGAGATGGTCGAGTAAGATCAAAGTTTATTACGAGGAAAAAAAACAAAAAAGTAGTTTATGAAGTTATGTCTATTCCAATACCTGTTTGGGTTGAAATTTCATACTCCATCACGTTAAGAGCCGAATACCAACAACAAATGAACGAGTTGTTACAACCGTTTATTACGAGATTTGGAAATATTAATCATTTTATAATAAAGAGAGATGGTCATCGATACGAATCTTTTGTTCAGGGAGAATTTTCTATGAACAACAATATAGAGTCGATGGATGCAGAAGAAAGAAGATATGAGACAAAAATAGATATAAAAGTGTTGGGCTATTTGATGGGCGAGGGAGACAATCAAGACCAGCCAAAAATAGCCATTAGGGAAAACACTGTTGAGTTCCGCATGCCCAGAGAAAGAGTCATTTCTAGAGATATGCCCGTCCACGCCGGCGACGGCACTTCAACATCAGACAAAAACCGATCTGTAGATGGTGGTTATCGCGAATAAAATTGGACTTTCGTTAAATAAAACACTATTTATTAAAGAAAAGAATTTACATATAAGCTTGAAATTTTTAAGCAATAAATAGGAGAAATAATAATGTCAGTAAAGAAGTTCAAATTCATTTCGCCTGGAATTTTTATTAACGAGATTGACAACTCCCAATTACCAGCCATCCCAGCCCCTGTTGGACCGGTTGTTATTGGTCGAACTCAAAGAGGTCCAGCATTCTTGCCTACGCAAGTAGCCGGTTTTTCTGATTTTGTTGAAATCTTCGGAAATCCAGTTCCTGGTCCCGATTCTATCGATGTTTGGCGAGATGGAACTCCGTTAGCTCCTACTTATGCGGCATATGCTGCTCAAGCTTGGTTAAAGAACAATTCCCCTTGCACAGTCGTGAGAGTTTTGGGTGATCAACACCCTCAGAAAGACGACGCTGGTAAAGCAGGTTGGAAAGGAGCCGCTACTGGCGGTGGAACTGCTCACAGTGATTCAGGCGGTGGCTCATATGCCCTGTTGCTCTGGAACAAGCCAGCCTCCGAATCTACAGCAGCAACCGGCACCGGAACTTCTGGCTCTGTCGCTGCCATTTGGCACTGCAAAGCAGGCAGTGTGCAATTATCCGGTACAACTGCTCGCGATAGTTATTCTATGACCGCATGGAACAATTCTGGCTCTAATATTGTGATGCCCAGCATTGGTAGCGAAAAAGGCGAATTTACACTTTTGGTGAAAAATGGTTCGAGCGAAAATGTGGAAAAAGTTACTTTTAACTTTAATAAGAACTCTAATCGATACATCCGCAAAGTTTTTAATACCAACCCCACCTTGATGAATTCTTCTGCCAACAGTGCAGGAAACACAACTGCCAAGACTTATTTCTTGGGACAGACATATGATCGACTTGTTAATGAGCTTATTACTGGCAGCAATCAAGAACAATATGGAATGATTGTTGGTGTTGGAGATGGCTCCGCAGTTGCTGGTGGTAGTTACTTAATGGGTAGTCAAGCCGGCCAAACCGGCTGGTTTATTTCGCAAGACTTGGGCGCCTCTGGTAGTTTTGATGCGGTGGATATGCAGAAATTATTCAGGTTTCACGGCCTTGACCACGGCGAATGGGCTCAGAATAATTTAAAGATTTCAATTTCAAATATTAAGTATTCAAAACATACGCTTAATAGCTATGGAACATTTGATGTTGAAGTCAGAGATATTGGAGATGACGACAAAGCCAAGGTTGTTTTAGAGTCATACAGTGGTTGTAATTTAAATCCCAACTCGCTTGATTATGTTGCTAGAAAAATTGGCGATACTGAAGTTTATTTTGATACGTCTAAGCGAATTTTGCGACAAAAGGGCAGATATCCAAACGTATCTAAACTCATTAG